TTTTTACCAACAGCGCCAGCAAAGCCAGAACCGTCTGTGCCACTATTAAATGTTCCTAGTGCAGCGCTACCTTGAATTTGGTATAGCTGTCTTGGATCATCATTGACTCTAACAAATATGTCTGTAAAGCCAGCAGTAGTAGCATTAGCTGGTAAATGCTGTGCAAATTGTTGAACACCACTAGCATCAACATATCTACATCCAACACACACTCCCATAATACCAGCAGTAGCGTTAGTAGATGTAGCTTGAAAGTCAACCGCTACAGGTGTAGCAGTACGAGCAACAGGCAATCCAGCAGTTGTTATAGCGATAACATCACCAAAAAACATTCCAGCCGTATTATTAGCTTTAACTGGAAATTCTCTGATGGCGCCACCATGATTGGGTGTGCCACCAAGCATATTGGTAGACTTTAACCCGAAAGGGGAAGCAGTAGCTGCCATTTAATTTCTCCTAAAATTAGTTACTTTTACCGAATGTCGTAGTTGTCTTTTTATCGGAATATAAAGGCATCCTAGGATCATTCTCACGCATAAAATTGTTTTCAACAGCACTAAGCTGCTGATTCGCTTTGTTTTCATAAAACGCTTGACGGCTTTTTGCTTTCTCAGTTGGTACTTTACACAGCATTAACCCACCAATTTCAACATTTCCAGATTTTTTAGTTCCAACGTCTAGAGATAGTTCTAACTCTGGGTGATCCTCAGCTCTACAAGGTTCCCAACCTTCTCTGCGGCGAACAGATACGTTTCTAACATCATCTTGTCCATTTAACGCAGTTCTAACCCAACGAAATGAATATCCGTCTATAGGGTTAGGTGTTGGTAATTGTTGTGGGGGGACATATGTCATATCCCTAGATTTCTTCTCTCTCGATTGAAGTTCTCGATCAACACGATTAACCATTATTCTTCTTCTCCTGTAATGCAACTTGTTTAGCGTAAACTTCTAAAGGAACACCTAATCTTCTAGCAATATTAACTTGAGATTTAGTCAAGGTAATTTTTTTACTAGGAGTCGTTCTAGTCGCCGGTGCTACAACCGTATTTTGTTGACGGTTAGTTTCCTTTGGAGTTGTGTCAGCTTGAATAGCATCATCAAACTTCTCAGGGAAAACTTGTCTTAGCCGAGAATTTATCTTCTCGTAATAATCATCTGTGCGAGGGTCTATCCCCTCTTTTACTAACTTTGAGTGCAGTCCATAAGCAAATGATGTTAATTCATCATCAACCCCAAACCAAGTATTTTCCTTGTACCAAGACATTGCTTTTTCGTCTGGTGGAGCTGGCTGTTGAACAGATTGATTTAACGGTACATCTTTTTTGGATTCTTGTAAAGGATTTTCTTCTTTAGGAATATTTTCATACTGGGGGTTGTATCTTTTCCAGTTTTCTAACTCCACAGATTGTTGAGTTAAATCAGCCATAGCCTCTGAAACTTTTACTGCGTCCCCAGCTTCTTGAGCTGTTTGTAAGTTGCGTTTAGCCATTTCAACAGATGTCTCAGCTTTTTTCTTAGCATGATCCATCAAGGCTTTTTCACCATCACTTAATTTTTTCTTTAAGCTATTATTCTCAGCTAATATTTTTTTAGCATAAGCTAAAGCCTCTTCTTGCTCTCTAGATGCTTTTTCTTTTTCTCTACGTTCATCATGCCAAGCTCGTTTAAGCTCATCCACTCTTTTTTGAACTTTAGCATTATACTCTTGTACTTCATCCTCGGTTTGTTCCTTAGGAGGGGTTTTCATTGGCTTTCGCCCACGATCCTCCTTGGGAGTATCGTCTACAACTTCTATTTCAAGTTTCTCTTCAACCTCCTCTTTCTTAGGTTTCTCTACAGATTCTTGTACTTCTTGCTCTTCTTGTACTTCTTCAACCGCATTTTCTTGATTTGCCATTTAAAACTCCTTACGCACGGGTATATCCACGAGGGTCATCAACAACCGCTTCTACTTGGTCGTCATTAATTAATCTAAATTCTTCGTCCTGTATTTTAAATCTGGTTCCGGAATAATTACGCATAATTATAAAGTCACCTTCTTTACACCACGGACCTGACGGGAACTTACTACTATCTTGAAAAGCCATGGGTCCTAACTTTAAAACAAACCCAAGACACGAAGCAATTTCTTCTGCTCTTTTGGTAGCATCTGCTAAAATAATCTTAGCTTCTCCCACCGTCTCTTCAATCTTTGGTAAGGTTATAAGTATCTTGTACCCCGAAGGTTGGGGCATTTTAACTTCTCCGATAGCATCTACAAAACTCTTAGTTTTCTCTTTATCTATAGCGCCGATTCGAGTATTCATTAAATATCCTCTGATTTTTTTGCAGTTTCAATTACATCAAGGACCTCCCGTTCTGCCATGGCTAGTCCTTGTATTACTCCGACTTGAAACCGGTAGTCGGGGAAATTCTGTGCGCCTCCAGTTGCTAAACCATCAGCGTAAGTATTCATATGCTCTCTAATTTTTTTAAGTACAAGTTCCTCAAAACTACTCATCAACTCCTCCCGTATCTTTTGGTGGGGTTACTTCTTTATCAGATTCAACAGCTATCCGTTGCTCTTCTGCGGCACCTTTGGCTATGTCCATACCTATTTTCAACCCTGCTATTTGTTGATCGGCAGATTGTTTATCTTTAGCTTTCATAGCATCAACCCCAATTCTGGCACCGTCAGTTTGAGCCTGAGTAGAGATTCTCTGTTGCTCAACTTGAATTTGGTCTGCTTTAGCCGAAGCATCCATAACATCTTTAGTTGTCTTACGTTTTAACTCTTGTTGTTTAATCTGTAGTTCAGCTTGTTTAATCTGCAATTCAGCCTGTTGCATTTTAACAATTGGGTCTTGTTGCGCCTGTTGGGCTTGTTGCGCTGCAACTTGTTGTTTGCTTTTCCCGAGTACCATATCAGATGCTCTTGCAGCAACCTTAGATAATTCAAGTTCAGCTTGTTCTGGTAGTTTCTCATTAGGTGGTGGTAAGGCAACACCCATAGACTCTTCAATATTTTGTCTATACGCAAACGCTAAATGCTCAGCTATATGTGCTTGTAAAGAAGATACAATTGCATTTGCATTTGGGTTTTGACCCATCATTTGTTTTAATAACGGATCATTTAAAGCGTTCATGTGAACTTTAATGTGGGCTTCATGATCTTGGTATATAAACGCTTTCAATGGTCTAAGCTGAAGTGCGTTCATGTTTTCACTTACAGGATCAAGTGGCGCTTGGTCATCATCCAGAGGGAGTATCTTCTCTACGGCTCTTACACCTAAAGTCTCTAACATCTGTCTATGAAGTTGCGCCATATCGTATAGCTGAGGAGCAGATGAAGCTAACTGCAAAACTGCTTGATATTGAACTACTCGTTGTGACATGGTGGAGGAATTAGGGTCAGATACAGGTATAACTTCTACATTTCTGTAATCTTCTCTGGTTGCATTTTCTTCGTTAGAGGTATCTCTAGGGGTATATTCGTAGCTTTCTGGGGCAAATTCAGCAATAATTCCTGCTAATAACTGAAATTCAGACTTCATAGCGGCATGAATACGAGCTTGAACCGCTGACATAACCTTTAAACTACGTTCTAATAACGCTAAAGTAGTTCCAACAGGTGTTTCTTTATTAATATCTGATATCTTAAGCTCTGCAACTGCAGCTAAAGACCTACCCTGCTCCACAATCATGTTCATAAGTGCTAATAATGTTTGTGAAGGCTCTTTATAAGGTAAAAAAGTAATATTTTCACTAATTTTGCCACTAGCAACGTCTACATCTCTAAATTCTCCGGGAGAAATAGGTGTATCGTCACCTTTTATACGTAATCCACGAGTTTTTAAGCCCCCGGGTAGGTTACTTAGGGTACCTGAGTCCACTAATTGCCTTAATAAAGACGTAGCAGACTTAGCATGACCACCAATTAAGTGAATTAACCCGTATCCATAAAACCCAAACCCCGGAATATACACATAATGAACAAAATGTAGTCGTTTTGCGTAAGATTTATCGTCTGAATCCCAATTACGCCTGATTGCTAGGATTTCTCCTGAGGATTTCTCCATAGTTATGACATATGGAACTGCAATATCATTCTCACTCTTAAGGGGATCAGACTCCATGATTAGATCAACGTGCATCTCTAACAATATGTATCTATCATCTTGATAAATACTTGCCTCATCTTCTTCGGGGCGCACTTCAGAGTAATCGTTTTCTATATCCCCCGGTTCTGGTAACTCTATATCCCTGTAAAACCCAGCAACTTGAAGTTTCTTAATATCATTAGCGTTCTTTCTCATGATGTGGGTGTATCGCTCAGATGTTTTTAAGTCTGTAGCACCATAAGAAATTACAAAATCTTCTGCAGGTACAAATATAGATACCTGTCTTTCCAATGCTGGATCATAATAAACTTTTTTGAACGCACTACCAGCTAGTGCTAACGACCACAACATTCTTTCATGCTCTGGTCTATATTCTGGCATCTTGACTGTAAGCTGATAGTTCATGTCGTCTTTCACACGATTAGCAGCTTCTTCTTTATCCTTGGTAACTTTACCTATGATCTGAGTCTTTACAGGTCCCTGCGCAGGAAAGGTTTCCATTATTGCATCAGCTTGGAATCGAACAACTGCCTCAGACAAAATAGGATTAAACACCCCACACGCACCTGTCCAAGGTTCAGTTCTATCTTCTATCTTTAACCCAAGAAGTTTTAGTCCTTCTCTATAAGTTCTCTCCCATTCTTTTCTAGAAGATTTATCACTTTGGAATTGTTCTATTAGGGTAGAAGATAATTCTTGTAACTCACCTTCATCCATGTACTCAGCAAGGTTAGCTGAAAATTCATCTATGCCCTCCCCACTACCTGCGTCAGGGTCTATTACAATTTCCACATCCCCAGTATTGATCGTAACCTTTTCGGGGTCCTCAATCTCAATAGCCAAATCAGGTTCTTTATTTACAGGTATGCCCTCCGGGGCGGCGTATAAACTCTTCTCTATGCTATTTTTAGCCATCATTTATCCTAATAATAAGCCGCCCGTCTGGCGCTTTTAAAGTAATTAATATCCTCAGGTTCATCGGATGCAAGTCTTACAAGTCCACCTTGTCTAAATCTCATAAGAGCCTGTGTCATAGCATCAACTAAATCATCATGTTCTCCCGAAGGAAAAGACGCATACTCTTCAACAACTTCTTCTGCCCATCTTGTCTGGGGATACCACACCACACCGGACGCAAAAAAATCAGTAATAGAATTTACTCTGGTGATTTTATCATTGCCACGGGTAGGCGTAAAATCTTGCACGGGAATACCCATACTCCTTAATTCATATATTAAAGGGGAACCTGCAGCCTTAGCCTCTATGATACAACAATCAGGTTCATACTCTTTATAAAGTTCTAATGCTTTAAGTTTTAACTGTGGGAACTCTAATCTATCTTTGAACGCATCTAATATGATAATTTGATTTTCGTGACTGTTATCTTCTTCATCGTCTCTTTTGAATATACCAAGGGTAACACACGCTGAGTAGTCAGCACGAGTGCTTTTTGAATACGCAGTATCCCATGATTGAATTATATAATCACAAGCAGGTGGTCTATCCCCCTCCCAAATCTTCCACCACTCTTTTTTCACCATAGCCCCTTCAGCACCGGTGGGTGCCTGCATATACTGAGCCGCCCATTTGTGTATGGGTAATTCTTCTTTAAGAGCTGTTAATTCATCTAAACTCCAGAACTCATGCCATAACGGTTTGCCTGAGGGTAGGATCGCAGGAAACTCTATTACTTCCCATTCTTCTCCACCTCTTTGTATAGAAGATTTTATTACTTGTGCTGTTAAATCTCTTTTAGCCCACCGGGTCATAACAATAACAATCGCACCCCCCGGTTGTAAACGCTGACGAGGACCAGAAGAATACCACTCGTAAACTTTGTCGTATATATCTGGATTTACTTCTGCTAGTACAGCTTCTTGCTCAGAGTGTGGGTCATCAATAATAAGTAAGTCAGCACCTTTACCTGT